GTGGCCGAAGGCGCCCTGACCGATGAAAACACAATCATCATCTGGATTGTCTTCGGCAACCCGACGCAAAACACTGGCCGATTCCGTGAATGCTTCCGCCGCAATCGCAGGCGCTGGATCCGTCGGCAGATCGATAGCCGGACGGTGCCGGGTACCAACAAGAAGAAGCTCGACGAATGGGCGAGCGATTACGGCGAAGACAGCGATTTCGTAAAGGTGCGAGTGCGCGGCATGTTCCCATCAACATCGGCAAAGCAGTTCATTTCGACCGACGACGTCGATGCGGCCCAGAAAGTTCATCTGCGCAAGGAACAGTATGACTTCGCGCCAAAGATCATTGGCGTTGATCCGGCTTGGACGGGTGATGACGAGTTGGTCATCTACCTGCGGCAAGGGCTTTTCGCAAAAGTCCTCATGACCATGCCCAAGAACGATAACGATATCTTGGTCGCCAACCACGTCGCCCGATTCGAAGATGAGTTGGGCGCGGACGCCGTCTTCATCGACCTTGGCCATGGAACAGGGATTTATTCTGCTGGCATCACGCTCGGCCGCTCTTGGCAGTTGGTGAGCTTTGCAGAGAAGAGCGTTGACCGTGGCTGCCTGAATAAGCGCGCTGAGATGTGGAAGAGCATGCGCGACTGGCTCAAGCAAGGCGGCGCGATCGATCCGAAGGATGACATTCTCTATCAGGACTTGATCGGGCCGGAACTGGTTGCCCGCGTGGACGGCAAGCTTCAAATCGAAAGCAAGGAAGACATGAAGGCTCGCGGCCTTCCGTCTCCGAACCGCGCCGACGCGCTCGGCCTGACCTTTGCCCGCCCTGTGGTGGCCAAGGAACGCGAAGATGAACGCTATAGCCGAAGCCGTGAGACCGGCTTCGGCGGCAACCACGAAGAATACAATCCCTACGGCTGAAGGATCAGGACGAATGTGCGTTTTCAAAGCACCCAAGGTGGCGAAGCCGGAAGAACCAAAGCTGCCTATCGAGTATGCGGCGCAACGTGATCCCGACAATGGAACCGTGACCGCTGCCGGTAACCGGACGCGTGACCGTCTGCGCGCCGCCTCATCGACGATGTTGACCGGTGCGCAGGGTGTCGGCGCGCTCGATACCAGCGGCAAAAAGAACCTGCTGGGAGCCTGACATGGTGGACACCACCCGCGAACGGCACGAACGGCGGCTGAAAGCGCTTCAAAAGGAACGCAACCCTTACGAGGCGCAATGGCAGGAACTGAACGATTTGATCGTTCCCGGCCGGTACCGTAAGGGCGACGCTCGCGATCCGAAGGGCATCAACGGCAACAAGAAGATCATCGACAATTCGCCAAAGCTGTCTCACCGCATTGCGCAGTCGGGCATGCAGGCGGGGCTGACGTCGCCAACACGCCCCTGGATGCGGTACAATATCACCGACAGGGACTTGCGCGAGTTTGGTCCGGTCAAAGACTATCTGTACGAGGCCACGCGGCGCGCACGCGAGCGCCTTGCTGTCTCGAATATCTATAACTGCCTTCACTCCGGTTACGGCGACGAGCTTCTTTTCGGTCAGTTCTGCATGATCCTGACGCGCTCTGGCCGCCGCCTGCACGGCATCTTGCCGCCTGTCGGGCAATACTGGCTGGCGCAAAGCCAATACGGCATGCGCGTCGATACCTGCTATCGCCGGGTGTGGATGACAGTTGAGCAGATTGTCGGGCGCTGGGTGGCAAAGCCAAACAGCCGTGACATGGACTGGTCAAACGTCTCCACGACGATCAAGAACCAATGGGACCGGGGCAACTACGACGACATGATTGAGGTCTTCAATGCTGTCGAGCCTCGGCTTGCCCGCGATCCTCGTAACCCGACGAAGGCGCATAAGCCTTTCATGTCGAACTATTGGGAAGCAGGGCAGGACCGCGACAAGATGCTTGAGGTGAGCGGCTTCGACCGGAACCCGATCATTGCTCCTCGCTGGGATGTCGTGGGTGAAGACGTCTACGCAGCAACGTGCCCCGGCATGGATGCGCTTCCTGACGTCAAGATGCTCCAGATGGAACAGCGTTGGAAGGGCATGGGAATTGAGCATCAGGTGAAGCCGTCGCTCGTTGCCCCTACCTCTTTGCGCAACAAGCGCAATTCGTCGCTGCCTGGAACGATCACTTATGTGGATGAGCAAAGTGTGGGCACTGCTGCCTATCGCCGTGCCTTCGACGTCAACATTCCTCTGGGCGATCTTGCCGCCGATATTGAGGAGGCGAAGCGCCGTGTCGATCGTGCATTCTATGCTGACTTGTTCATGGCAATCAGCAACATGGAAGGCGTGCAGCCGCGCAATCAGTTTGAACTGACCCAGCGCAAAGAAGAGCAACTGCAGCAGCTTGGCCCGACGGTCGAACGCCAGCATCATGAGTTGATCCAGCCGCTCGCCGATTGGGTCTTCTACCAGATGGAAGACGATAGCGACCTTCCAGACGCCCCAGAAGAGTTGCAAGGGGAAGAGTTGAACGTCGATAACATTTCGACGCTGTACCAAGCGCAGCTTGCGGTCTCGACAGGCTCTATTGAGCGCATGGTTTCGTTTGTTGGAAGCGTGCTCGGCGCAAACCCTGAAGCCGTTGACAAGCTCGATGTCGACCAGGCGATTGACGAATATGGCGATGCGATCGGCGTGGTGTCCACCATCATCCGCTCCGATGACAAAGTGCAGGAAATCCGCCAGGGCCGTGCGCAGCAGCAGCAGGCGGCGCAAGCCACCGAAGCGGCTGTGACACTCGCCCCCGCTTTGAAGGACACTGCGCAGGCTGCGCAGACGCTGGCCGCGACTGACGAGAACGGCGGCCCGACCGAATTGCTGCGGAACCTCGGGATCGCGGGATGACAGCCAAAACCAGAGAAGAACAAGAGCTCGACCTCTCCACAGAGTTCGTGCTGTCGGAGCCGCGTGCCCGCGAGTTCCTATGGTGGGTGCTGTCACAGTGCAACGTCTACGGCGCGCCTCACGTGGTCAACGGGGAGACCGGCATTCACATCGGGCGGCGGATCATCGGCGTCACGATCATCGACCAACTCAACCACATCAACCCGACGGCCTACGCACAAATGATGATTGAGGCCCACAACCGCGCTGAAAAGCGCCAAAGGGAAGACAATGTTCCGAACGCTTCGACACCAGATGATGAATAGCGTTGCCTTCGCGCCAGAGGGCGCTGCCGACGGTGGTGGCGATACCAGCGCGGCTGACTCTGCCGCTGCCGCCGCAGACGCTCCGCTTCTAACGGGCGTTACCGAAAGCGAAAGCTCGACGACTGACGGCGAAGGCAGCGGTGCCGCCTCCGATTGGCAGGAATATCAGCCGGACGCCTCCAAGTCGGACGAAGAGAACGCTGCCGCCAAGGCCGAGCATGACAAGGCGAAGCCTAAGGAAGACGCCGATAAGAGCAAGCAGGAACCGAAAGACCCTGCCGACCTCGTGCCGGAAGACGGCAAGTACGATATCAAGTTGGAAGGCGGAATTGAGCTTGACCAGGCGCTGCTTGAACGCGCGGCGCCGGTCATGAAGGAGCTTGGCCTGACGCATTCGCAGGCTTCCAAGCTTGCCGGCGTGATCGCTGAACAGCGCAAGATTGAACACGACGCGCTGAGCGAACGTCAGCAGAAAATCACTTCCGACTGGCAGCAGGAGATCCGCACCGACAAAGATTTCGGTGGCGAGAACCTGACTGCCAGTCTGAACAACGCAAACCGCGTGATTGCGACCTTTGGGGATGATGCCCTCAAGCGCGATCTCGTCGAAATCGGGATGGGCAACCACCCCGGACTTTTCCGGCTATTGGCCAGTGTCGGCAACGCTCTCAGTGATGACAAGCCCGCATCGTCGGAAACCGCAGCAGCCCCGCCAGTTTCGCCCGAACAGGCGATGTATGGCGCCACCACACCAACGACACGAGGTTAAAACATGGCCACTGTAGGCAACATGTATCCCACGCTTACTGACCTGAAGAAGCAGGAATGGGGCGACGACATTGCAACCATCATTGACATGCTGGTGCAGTTCAACGCGATGTATGAGGACGCACCCGTCCTTGAGTGCAACATGGGTACGTCGCACCTGACGACGGTCCGCACCGGCCTTCCGACGCCGACTTGGCGCAAGCTCTATAAGGGTGTTCTGCCGACCAAGGGCACCACTGCCCAGGTCAAGGACGCAACGGGCATGCTCGAAGACTGGTCCGAAGTCGATGCCAAGCTGGTCGAAATCGCCAAGAACCCGGCGCGGTTCCGCCTGAATGAAGC